AACCGCCAAGACCATAATGATAATCATCCAACCACTCAACTTGTTTTTAAACTTTCCGGAGGAGGTGTTGACTCGTCTACCGCTAGCCAAGATGTAATGACATTATTGAGTAATGATTCTGGCAATTTCGTCGGCATCGGAACAACTAGTCCTGGAAGTAAACTTACAGTAGCAGGGGGAAATATAGATGTTGGAAATACTTATGGGATTACGTGGTCTAGTCAATCAAGCTCGATAACAAACAATGGTGCAGTCACAACATTTTCTGGTTACAACGGCAATACGTTCTATTCGGCTGTAAACACGGCAGACACCATATTTACCAACAATGTTACTGGGCAGTTGATGGTAATTAAAGGAACCGGCAACGTCGGCATTGGGACTACTAGTCCAGATGCACTTCTTGAAATATCTGGCAATGCTGGAGCTGACCCAGGACCAATAACTAATCCTACTACTTTTAGAATTACAGATGCAGGAAATGCAGCTACAGGTTTAGGGGACACTACAAACCCTTGGGGTAAAATTGAATTCTATAGTGAAGACCAATCTGCTACAGGGCCATCTGTACAAGCACAAATTGGAACTATATATGATAACATATATTCTTACGCTTCTTCTTTAACATTTTTTACAAGAGTAACTCCAGGCACAACCTTATTAGAAAGAATGCGTATTAAGCCTACTGGGGCAATACAATTCAACGCTTACAACTCTACAAACCAAACAGGCACACCTACATACTTATTGGGGACAGACTCCTCAGGTAATGTAGTAAAAACATTATCTACACCATCACCTATAACCTCACAAGCGGCTTCTTTATATGACTTAATACCAAATGGAGCATTTACAATAACAAAATCACTCTCTTTAGTGGCTGGCGTGTATCAAGAAGTTATGAACGGTAATGGCGTTATAACTGCAACAGGAACCTATTCAGTGCAGATGATTGTTAATGATTTCGGTGTAGGTGGAACACAGTATGATGAAAAATACTCTGGGGTTATGAGTTGGCATTCTACAAGCGTAAATGACGGCGGTGGTGGAGCTATATCAGAAATAATATTACACAGGGCAGGTCACGCAGCAAATCAAGGTGCTACATATCTAAGAACAAGAGAAACAACTTCAACTGAAGGTAATGTATTAAAGCTTGAAGTAATGGGCAATATAACCTATACAGCAGCTTCATCAATAATATTTAAATTTGTAAGACTTATATAATATGGCATCAAGAACAGGTAATTCACAAACAAGACAGTTATATGTGGGTATAGGCACTGAGGTTTCAGTAGCTGATGGTAATGCTATAATTACAGGCAACGTCGGCATTGGTACTACTAGTCCTGGGAGTAAGCTATCTATTAGAGCAACTACAGCTTCACATGAACTTGTTTCAATAAATAGAGCAAATAGTGATACAGCAGCTCTTTACTTAGGTAACGACACTGGCGACAACGCAATTATTGCAGTAAACAATGGTGAACTAAGAATAGGAAAAGATGTATCAGGTACTTTTTCAGAATATGTAAGAATAGATGATTCTGGCAACGTCGGCATTGGGACAACTAGTCCGACCGAGAAACTGACAATATTTGGCGGAGTAGGGTCACCTGCTACGTCTGGTACGGGTGCAAATGGTAATCTTGCCATTGAATCCTCTAATGGAAATAGTTTGTATTTTGGCAGTTACGCAGCAAGCCCTTATGGGTGTTGGATGCAAGTGTCTAATTACGTAGACCAGGGCATATACTACCCTATCATATTAAACCCATTAGGCGGCAACGTTGGTATCGGAACGACTAGTCCTAGTGTTCCTCTAGAAGTTAAAGGTAACGTTAGAATAACAAGGGGGTCGCCACATCAGACAACATACCAGCAGATAGAAGTAGGTGATGTATCAACTATTTTCAACGGGCAAGACCCTGATGGGTGGATGAACTACTCATTTAATTCTAACAACACTACAAGATTATTCATAAATGGTAATACAGGAGCAATACAATTCAACTCTTACAATTCCACAAACCAAACAGGAACTCCCACATACTTACTAGGAACAGACGCTTCAGGAAATGTAGTTAAAACTAACACAGTACCTGGTTCTGCTGCTGGTCCCTACCTACCACTAGCTGGTGGGACGCTTACGGGGGCTTTATTAACGAGTACTAGCGGCACATCAATCAGCAATACAGTACAATTTGCATCGGGTAATGTAACAGGGCAAATTAGAGGACAATTCGTTTTACAAAATCCTGCAGGCACAAGTGTTAATACAAATGATGCATACATTTGGAGAATAGCAGCAGTTGGTGGCGTCGGTAATAGTGGAAGCTATAATAGTAATTTAAACTTTTTAAGAACCACAAGAGGTGGAGTTACAGATGAATCTGTATTGTCATTAAATGGATACACAGGCAACGTTGGCATTGGGACTGATGCTCCTACAACAACTTTATCCGTCAAAGGCACAACTAATAACGGGATAAACATTATAGGCGTTGGCACGACTGCTACTAGAGGTTTCTTAGGGCTTGATGCATCAAACCACGGTTATTTATCTGTAGTTAGTAGTGCTTCAGGTGGAGGCGCTCTTATAAAATCTATAGGTGATTCGTATTTAAACGGAGGCAACGTAGGGATTGGCACGACTAGTCCGGCTGTGCGTTTAGATTATGGTGCAACTGTAAACCAAGCATTTCATTTATACACATCTGGAGTAGATTACTACGGAATCAATATGACTCAATATGATTCTGGTCCGTATTCTACAAACATATTCTCCGGCAATGGGGGGCAAATAAAGTTCAGAACAGCAACTGGTACGTCTACCCAGACTACTAGAATGACTATCACTGCCACAGGCAACGTCGGCATTGGGACCACTAGTCCTAGTTATCCTTTAGATGTTAGTGGAAACGCTAGAATGGGAGCTACGCTTTATATAGGAACAAGAATACAAGGCTTAACTGGAGGTTCATATTCTAATCTTATACTCAATGATTTAGGCGGCAACGTAGGTATAGGAACGACTAGTCCTTATTCAAGATTTACAACCTACGGAGCTCTTTCAACATCCACTTCTCAAATAAGTATTGTAAATAGTGAGGGAGGACATACTATACTAAGAACAGGAATATCAGGAATAACAAACTCAGGATTTTCACTCATTTCAGCAGATGTAGCTGGTACAAATCAAAACATAAGATTAGTTGTAAACTCTTCAGGCAATGTCGGGATTGGAACAACAAGTCCTACTGCAAAACTTCAGGTCGAAGGCAATACACTTGCTTATACCGGTAACACCGCTGAAAGTCTGCTTAGAGTATCTAGAGCTGGCACTGGGTCAATCAAAAATTCAATAGTTGAATTATCCCTAAACCGCCAAGACCATAATGATAATCATCCAACCACTCAACTTGTTTTTAAACTTTCCGGAGGAGGTGTTGACTCGTCTACCGCTAGCCAAGATGTAATGACATTATTGAGTAATGATTCTGGCAATTTCGTCGGCATCGGA